TTGTCTTAATTCTGCAGCTTTATTAAACCTATCTGATTCTTCATCCAATTTATCCATTTTAACTTGAGTATAAACACTGAAACCATTAGCTAGTTGAGTAAGGGCAGCTGAAGATGTACCTATTACTACATATGCTGATTGTGTAACAGCTGTAGTTAACTGTGAAGCATTTAGAAATTCCCCAGCAGCATTACTATTACCAGCATAAATAGCAGCTACAACAATGATTACAGCACCAACTGCTTTTAGCCAATCAGGGGCACCACTCTCCATTAATAATTTCATAGCATAACCAGCAACTAATCCAATAGCCATCATTTCTGCCATAGAAACTAAGAAAGCCCCAAAAGAAGAGGCAGCCCCAAAAGTGATTACTGTAATAACAATTGCTACTACAATTGCTAGTATCTGTAATAAATTAGCAAAAGCTGCTGTTTCATACCATTTTAAGTGTGTAATAGTTGCAGCATATATACTTAGTTTAAGGCAGTGTGGAAATAGTTCCATCTGTTCTTGTACACTTAAAGAGTCTAAGAAGAAAAATGCCAAAGGCATTTCAATACCATCAGCCAAACTTTTATCGGCTGCACCAAACATACCAGCACGGTCAATTAAAGTCATACCTGTTACACTACTAATTTTATATTCTATATAGTATTCTTCAGTTGCTTGCTTTCTAACTATAAAATCATTACCTGTCACTGTTTTACTATAAGTATTTAGTACACCAATTTTACCATATGTAATAATTTTTTCTTGACTTTTCCACCCGAGTACTAAGTTATATGCCCCGTCTTTAATAACAGCACTATAACCACTTTTAGCAATAGACCCTGTAGCTGTCGTAGTTGCATCTCCAGTATACATACCAGAATCTTCAAACATTTGTGCAAAAGTTTCGTAGACTAACTTATTAACTACATCTATATCATCAGCTAGATTCACACTAAGGTGTACAAATGCATCAGCTACATTAGTAATATCAGGACTTTGGTTGATACTAGTAATTAGTGTATCTATATCTACCCCAAGTACATTAAGTAGTTCTTTACTCTCTTTATACAAAATAGAATTTTTATTAGCATTAGTGTTCACAAAGTTATTTCTAAGTGGTACTATAGGCATCATTTCCAAAGAACCAAAAGATGTAGCAGCACTTTCAACATTAGGGTGTATATTTGAACCAAACTTATATACCCAGTTATACCATATAGAATTATCCACTCCAATTGAATACTTAACTACAGCATATAATTCAGGTGTATATGCAGGAACTTCTAAAATTTGGGTAACACCATTAGAATCAGTATAATTAACTTCATACTTATCTGTATTGTAATTATAATCAATTACATCTACTGAATAAGAAATACCAGTAATTTCAAATGACATACTACTAGCAATATAATTATTAGACTTTCTTAATTTCCATGCTACCCATTGGTACTTATCAGGTACTTCTTTAGTAGCTTTAATTATGTTAACATTTGTAATATTATAGTCTGCTTCAATTGCAGTTTTAACAGTAGGGTAGGAAATATGCATACTACGTATATTAGTATAAGGTAAGCCTAAAGAACTATCTTTGCCTCTATAATAATAAGCACCATATTTTGCATTAGCAGTATAAGCTGCCTGTACATAATTAGATATTATTGAACTATTTGGGTCCTTTTGGTGTGATAAAGCCAGTTTTGTAAGTAATAGGTTGTAATCTGAAGTATCACTCATAATTTTCTGTGTAATAACCTGTGTACTAATAATATCTTCGTCTGTGATACCTAGTAAACTGAAAGCAAACTCTAATATAGGTAAACCTATATCTTCCCATAAAAATTTAGCAACCGCACTAACAGCAGACCANACAACTNNAACAGTACTAACCACTGNTGAAAATATGTCATTAACCACATTAACTACAGCACTCATTTACGCACCTTTTTAATTTTACATATTTTAACAATTTTACGAATAGCTCCAATATTACGTTCACGTTTACTAATATTAACATAAGGACGTAATCCACTATTATATATTCGTAGACTGTTTTTAGTTATAAAGGATTTAAATGATTGTAGATTTCTTCCATGGGGGAATACAATTAAACGACTAAAGCTACCTAAATTTATAGATAATATTAGTATAGTTAAAGCTATAATATCTTTTGGTACTACTAAAGCACTAGCAATTAACTTATTAGGAAATAACTCATCATCTAGTCTATTATAGATAAACCCAAGTCTTTTACCATTTCTGTATATACCAAAAGCTCTATCTTGATATATACTTTGTATCATATTATCTATATACTCTGGTTCATGTTCTAACGTTTCACCTTGAGCCTTTAATATATCTTTGACAGTGGATACATCATTATCTATGTCTTCTAATGTGCAAGGTACTTTAGTATAAGTGCCATTAATGCTTGTGTAGGATACAGCTTCCATAGAAACCTCCTAAGCCGCTAGCAACACATAGAGTTGAACCAAGTACATTATTATCATCAATTAGCATACATATTTCAAGAGCTGCACTAACACCTTGTGTGTGCCCTATGATATTTTTGTAGTATACAGCATTTCTATCACGAATGATTTCTTGCTCAGCTTTTGTATTAGTAGGTGTCCCTGTACCATGAGGTTTAATATTATCAATAGACTTATCAGTATCAACTTGTATATAAGCTTCACTTGTAGTTTGAAATGGATTTCTATGATAACTATAGAACCACTTTGTATCTGTTATCTCTATATCAGTTGGTTCTAATGTAAGTGTAATCATAGCAAAACCATCACCACATACTAAGGGAACTCTATGCTCTTTAAATATTCTAAGTGTATTAAAACTAGTTCGTTCTTCGGCAATAATAATGACTTCTTCACATACACCTTCTTTAAGTAGGCGTTCTGCCTCATAAATTGAGTGCATAGCACTTGCACAAGTATTACCATTAATATTAGCATACACAACTAATTCATTATTTTGCATTTCACCAATCCATTGATGTATGCTATATACTGTAGATTCCTTAATAATCATAGAAGTAGGTTGATAATTAATAGTTCCTATATATCTAGGATTAACAGATGTAACATCTCTACTTTCTGATTGATGTATATTAAATCCACCAGCATAGAGTATGCCAGTAGTCTTAGTTAGTTTAGGTGCTTTAATTTTATCTAAGTACTGCCTAGTAGTATAGGATTCCCTGTCAATACCCTCTATTTCATTATGGTCTTCAACATTAATAGTAGGTACTAAGTATTTATAATCTTTTATAAACATTTATTTATAACCTCCTGTACTGTAATAGTTTTCCAATCAATAGTTGAAAAAGGGTCCACGTCTTCAGGAATATCATTAAAAATTCCATACTTATCATCTAAATTAAGAAACAGTACAGTATAACCAAAACTATCTAAATTAGCACTTTGTAACTTATCCTCAAGTTTTACTCTACTGCCTTTTTCTTCTCTAATAACTCTATTAATTACATTAAGAATATCTTGAGTATTTATAGAAGACATATTACTGTCCTAAAGGATTAGTAGATATAGAAACACTAAGTGCATCTAAAGCTGATTTCAATGTACTATCAATTGTATTAACTTTAATTGAGTCAGGAATAGAGTTAGCATCTTTAGCTACAGAATAAGCAACAGACCAACTATCTAATTGTTGTTTTAGTAGTTTAGTTTTTGCATCATCATCAAAACCTTTAGTTTGTCGTGCAATTAATGCACTTTTTGCAGCTTCACTATCAGTCTGTTCTTCAGCAATTTGTCTTTGTAATACAAACTTCATAGACTCTGCCATTGCAGCTTGTATTGAACCAAGATATACAGTTGAGTAATCAGAACCTTTGATGCGTCCTAATTTATATTGAGCATCAATATGTGTATTAACAGTTTCCATCATTTTATCAAAGACACCATCACCGCTTACATTGTTATTAGCATCTATTGTCACATTATTAGTAAAGTCTATAAATTGTATACTAGTTGTTGCCATATTAATCCTTATTAGTTAACTTAATAAACCCTTCCTAGGAAGAGTCTATAAATTAAGCTTTAGCTACACCATCTCTCATCAGTTGAGATTGTTTTAACTCAGCAAGTTCTGAAGTAGTCAATGCAGGAAGTTCCTGAACATTGTATTTTTTAATCTCTTTAGGAACAGTAATTGGTCTACCTTGCTCGTCTTTAGATTTAACAGTGATTGTACAGTTTTGGTCCTTAAGCATATCTAAATATACCTTAGGAACGTGCCACTCAACACCAAAAGGTACTGTAATTCTTGGTAAACTTAGTATAGCATTACTTACGTGTAAGTATGGTGTAGTTTCCCAGTCCTTCATCTGTGGGTCATTACATGTTAAAATAACTCTTACTAATGCAGTTTGTTCTTTTCTAAAGTCTGCTCGAACTTCATCAACTGTTTTTTCTGTAGTTGGTTTAGCCTCTACATCTTTATCAACGTCAATTTCACCATTTACTAACTTACGTAATTTGTCAGTTGGTATATTCTTTTTATAATCTAAACCCATTAGGTCAGCTCTTTCCATTAAAGATTCTCTTTCAGTTTGTTTTGCTTCACTCATAATTTTTACCTTTTTATTTATTGGAAAGGAGGGTGATGCCTCCTTATCTTGTTCTATCCTAGCCCTAGGGCAACTAAAATCTTACTAACTAAAGGTTACCCTTTAGCCATTGTAAGAACTTTTGCAATCCACTCAGAACGAAGTATTAAAGTACCTTGCCAGAATTGAATTGAACTATAACCAATTTTTTCAAATGGGTCATTTGGATTTGCATATGTACCAGGTTTTCTAACGATAATTTTGAATTTATCGTTTGATTTACCACTTGATTGGAACTTGATAGATGCAAATGCACCAGAACCTACTACTAACATTGGGTAAACATTATAGTTAGTACCATCATTTAAGTAAGAAAGGTCAGTACCAACAGCTTCACCAGCACCAACATACTCCATCATTTCAGGAACTACTACAATTCTAAAACCAGCGATTGCACCAATTTCACCATTTAATGAATTAGTGTTATTACCCATATACTTAGTATCAGAACCACCATTAGCATATTTCTCAACAGGAACAAATGCTTTATTACCGTGGTAATCAGTCATTCTCATAAGAGTTGGAATTAGTTTTGAACCAACAAACATATATCTAGCTGCTTTGATATTAACAATATCAATGTTTCTTGAACCTGTAATTGCTTTAGTATCTTTTGGACATCTGTTGTCATCAAGTGCAACACCTAATTGAACAAAGTCATTATAAGTTACTTCAGAGTTTAATAATGCAGATGCATTATAACCAGTTGTAGCAATACTTGAAGCATCACCAGTAAATCTTACAACACCTGCAGCATTTAGTAAATCTAATTGTACAAGGTCTTCTGAAATCTCTCTAGCACCTCTAAGTGACTCTCTATTGATATGAGTATATAACTCTTTATCATTATCAAAATCCATAGAATCTTTTGACCACTCATAGAAGAAACCATACTGAGAAATTGAACCAGATACTTCAACACGTTTGAAACCAACTCTATTTTTTCTTCCACCAGTTTCAGATAGTGTAGGAAGTTTACCAGTGATAACACCAGGGTCTTTACTTGAACCATATAGGTTACCGTTTGCAATAGTTGCACCAGAAGCATCAATACCTTGGTCATTGATATTTCTATCATCTAACAATGGAATATAGTGAAACTTTTTCATAGTTTGACCATAATGTTTTGTTAGTGTTTCTGTATCACCTAGTGGTGAAAAATATTCAGCTTTTGCTGAATCAATAATTGCTTTTCTTTTATACTCGTAAGTATTAAACTGATTACCTACAGTACTATTTGTACCATCTCCATAAACTATACTCATTTTTTATCCTTAAATAAATTTAGCACCAGCATCCATAAGACGCATAAATTCATCATCACTCAACTTAGTTGGGTCATATTCCTTTACTGCACCCGCCTTAGGCTTTTGGCGTATACCTGCTTGATTTCTTTTTTCATTCAATGCAGGATTCTCTGACTTAACTTTAGGATTATTAACAGTAGTTGGTTCTTGTACAGGAGTAGCTTGCTCCTCTGCTACCAAAGTATTTACTAGTGCTTGATAAAGTTCTAAATCATTTAGACCATTATCTTTGCCCAATAAACGTGCTTGGTCCATCATAGCTGATACTTGTTCAAATCTACCCATGGCTACTTCTTGATTCAACCCTACAATTAATTGAGGGTTATCAAACATAGCTTGTCTACTCTTTTCATCCCATTGTTCTGCCACAACTTTAGATGTAGTTTCAAATTCAGGNGTATNTTCTATTGNACCAATTACTTCTTCAAACTCAATTTGAGCATCAGNAATAGAATGGTCAGTAGGTGTATACTCAANAGNTTCATCTACATCTATNTCTANTGGGTCTNAATTCAGCATCTTGTANAGCTTTTTTAATTACTTCTGGATTACGTGCTCTGAAGTCTAACATTTCGTTAAGTTCTTCATCAGATACATCTTTAAGCATTTTTACACGTTTTAAACTAGGTTTTAGTGCCGCAGTTTTTTGTGCATAATTACTTGCCATTTGTAATGCTGTAACAAGGTCATCTGGATTTTTAATTCCAGGCATCATTTTACCATTAGCTTTATACTCTGACGTAACTTTTTTATAAAAAGCTTCATAGTCTACTTTATCTTCATTGGCAGTTTCTAATGTGTCGCCCTCAGTTTCAACTCCGTCATTTTCCCCAGAATCTTGAGATGCAGGTTCAAGCACTTCACCTTCACTATCTACAGTATCTGTTCCCTCTTCGTCAAGGTCTGTTTCTGTGTCTGTGTGAGAGTCAAGTTCAGTATCTTTTACTGTGTCCTCAATATTATCTGATTCATTTATATTTTGTTCCTGAGCTTCCTCAGCAATACTATCAGTGTTTTCTTCAACCTCATCAGGTTGAGAGTCCATATGGTTTGCAAACTCTTCATCTGACATTTCTTCAGTGTGCATATCAGACATGGCTTACTCCTCTTCTTCTTGAGCTTCTTGAGCTACATATAGCTCATTATCATGAATAGTTTGTTCACCTGCCATAGAGTTTTGAGCAATTTGGAAAGTATAACCAACGAAACTATTAATACCTTTTAGTAATTCAACTAGTTTATCAGAATCATAAGCACCTGTATTAGTTGCTATAGCTTCACCTAGTTCTTTCGGGTAATCTTTTAGAAAACCTTCTGCTACAATAAGTTGATAATCTGGATTTTCAAGAAGTCGTTTAAGGGCTTCACCTTTGTCGATAGCTACCTGAGCTTCTTTGTTTGAGATTTCGATAAGTTCGATTTCCTCTGTTGTCATATGTGTCCTTTTCGTTTCCTCTCATAGAGAGATGTCATTTGGGTTTAAGAGCTTTTTTACAGACAATCACTGTTTGGTCTGTGGAAGTATAGCATAATTTATTATTAAATTATACTGAAGCCAATCCATTTGTAGTTAAATTTGGTAAACCATTGTTAGGTGTAGCCATAGCATCAAAGGCTTTATTATCTAAGTTACTAAGCCTACTATGTTCTAATTTATCCATTGCTTCATTGTGGTCAACTCCTCTATCTTTGCGCAAGAAGTCTAAGTCTTGTTGGTCTGACTTACTGTTTATATTACGTGCTTTAGCAGTTTCCACTTGTGCTTTACCTTGCTTAATAGGTGTATCATGTAGATAGCTCTGTGCTTTAGCTTTATTGATGGCTATCTCAGACTGTAACACTGCTAGTTCAAGTTGTTGTTTTTGCTGTGTAAACTCATCTGGTTGTGGTTGGAAAGTCTTAATCTCTTGAGCTAACTCTGGCATATTACGTAGCCTTGCAATTTCAGCCCTAATCATACGTACTTCTGCAGGGTCACTTGATTGAGCTGTAGTTTGTAGCATAAACGATAACTCTTGAGCTTTTTGATTATCAGCTTCTGGTGTTGATATAGATAATTTTAAATCATACTCCCCAGCTAAATCATCACGTTTAATAGTTCTGAACTCTTTATTAGTAACTCTAATAACTTCTTCATCAGATAAGAATACAGCGTTCATTGAAACTATCTTACGTCCAATTTCTTCTATACCTTTAGATAATCTACGTAAGATTCCTAACTCACGCTTAGAAGCACTATCTAAGGCACCTCTAGCACCTGTAGCAGTGGAACCAAGAGCATTACCACTAATCCCTTGACTAAATGCTTTAACCCCTGTCATAGATTCTGCTTCCATATTTTGTAGCTGCACCATTTCCATAGCACTTCTAGGTATTTCAGGGTATGTCTGCATATGTATTGATGTTCTTGGGTCAAAACCTGGGTTATAAAAGAAATCATCACCATCTTGAAATTTTTTCATATTAGTGGCATCTAGCATACCTTTTTGTAAGCCCTGTTGTCCATTAGCACTTCTACCCATAATATCAATCATACCTCTAGTTACAGCACCTAGTATAGCTTGATTATCCTCTAGTAGTGCCCCATCAGGTTCACCATATAATGACTTTCTTCTCGGTAAATACTGAACCAAGACAAAAGGAAGCTTGCCATCTGGGAAAGGTAACTCCTCTAATTTAATCATAGTTTGTCCAACATAGACAGCTCTAATAGGTTTTGTAATACCAGTTTTATCTATATCCCAATAACCAAGATACTCATAGGCAGTAAACTTCCTACGTGGAGCATCTTTAAAATCAAAGCTACCATTTATTTCATCATTAAATAGTTCAAGAAATGTAACATCTGCTGTATCTGCATCAATTAATTCTTCACCCTTACCAAGTAATTTATCCAGGTTTTTATATGATGGGTCTTTTTTTAATTCAGAGATAGAGGTTTCAAATGGGGAAATAATAAATTGAGCTTTTGATATGTCACCTTCACATGTTGGGTCAATTACTAATTCATCAAACTCACAAACTCTTAAAGTAGGTTGATTGTATTTAGGTACTGTTTTTTTAACTTTACGCTTACCTAGTACAATAGGCTCACCGTTTTGTAACTTACTAATAGCATCCTCTTGGCTCATTCTATTTTCTTGTACAGCTTTATATAATACAGCTTGTGCTTGTTCAGGGGTAGCTTCTATATCAATCTCTACTTCACGTTCTTCTTCTTCATATTTCCAACCAACTTGGACTACAACAGTACCTTCATCAACAGCTGTTCTTATATACTCATCTATAAAAGATATTTTATTTAACTTAGTATTAAATTGATAATTAAGAAGCATTTCATTGTCTTCTGCACCATTGCCATCTTCATATGTTCTTGGGTCTACATTAAATAAATTATTACTAGCTAAGAAAGGTTCGGATAAAGCAGCATAACGCCATTCAGCTTGCTTACGTATTAATTTAGGTTGTACTTGACTCCTATTTTTTGGGAGTTTACCTTTTAGTTTGCCATCTAAATTTTTTAAATAATCCTGTACTTTAGATACGTGATTTGAGTGGGCAGGTTCTGCAGCATATAAATCTGCCTGTAAATCACTAACTGTAGGTGGATTTTTCCATGTAGTTAGGTGTTCTGAAACTTCTTCATCATTTTTAACATACCCTGACATAGCTGAGTGTTTCTCTAGTTTTTCTTCATCCATTACTAATCCTTAATTTATTTTGGAAGTATAACATATTATGCATTATAGAGTAACTTATAGTTATCTTCACACCTACTACCAACTTGACCACACCATTTACTATCTTTAGCTTGTTTTGCAGCTTCTTTAAAATCTTTGTCTTTTATTGCTTGTATCATCTTTTTAAAACCTAAAAATCTAGGCTTACCCATATTAAACATCATATCAGTCAAAGCAAGTTGAACATCATAAGGCAAGTAGCTAAAATCTTCAAANATACTNTGTAANNCATTACTAACAATTTTAAGGTCATTATTAAGCATATAAAGTGCTTCATCTTCACTAATACCTCTATCAGCTATATTTCTACCAACACCTATTGTAAGCTTACTACACTGTCTGTGTAAGGATGTAACACCATTCTTTCGTGTTTAGTTATATAATCTTCTATTGTCATTTAGCTATCACTCTCTGCTTGTTTTACTCTAACTAAAAATATTTTCACACTTTTTACATTGTAGTTTCTTTACCAGACAATCTAATCCCAATATAATAAATACTGGAATAGCCCATATTATTTTTAAAGATTTCATTTACACATCTCCTCATCAGGTATATTAGATACTACTCTTCTGCCTATTACTTCACTGTTGTCCTTATTCCATATGGTCATTATGCAAGCATTTTCAACAGTAGTT